GGTCGGGTGGTAGCTTGGCATCGGGCGCGGGCATCTGTACACCCAACTGTTTTTCGATCTGCGCTCTATACTGGAACGCCAAATGTTCTGCTATGTGCGCCATGATCCCCGCTTGCATCTGTTGTGCCATTGGGTTTTGACCTATCTGCTGAGCAATCATTGGATCTTGCATAAACGTTGTGTGTACCGCAATATGCGCATCGTGATCTTGGTAAATGAACGCTTTGGTGGGTTTACCTTTAAGAAACCCCATGTTTTCACTAATTGGATCTTTGGGTTGCTCGTCGTCTTCGGTGGGCACTAACTTGTCTGCGTTCTTTACACCCAACACTTCAATCATTTGTCTATGCAATTGGGGCAAGTCATAGATTTGTGGAGCGCTTTGAGACAACTGAATCACAGCCTGATACTGCATAATCCGTTGAGCCATCGTAGAAGANTTTGGATCCGATACTGGAATTACCTCCACCATGTCATAGTCAGATTGCTTGGCTTTTCTATTCGCACCATTGGGGTCATACTTATAATCTGTCGGTGCGTAGTCTCTAATGATGGTCTTTAAGAGCTTGAACTCTTGCTTCATCGAATAGTGCACACGAGCCTGCACAGCGGACATCGTCTTGAGTTGACGCTCTAATAGAGCTAGTGTCGTACCCACAGGTGCGTTGGCCCCCATATCAGATACGTTCATATCTGCTATTGAACCTAGTCTTCTACCTTCATCTGTGATTTCTTTTAAGAGNGCGGCCAAAACTTGGCTTGGCTCTTTGTATGGNAGCGGCATGATGTTGTCACGCAATGCGCCTGACGCAATGTCCACATCTCTGAACTCTCCGGGAGCTATCGGTGTATCATCTCCTTTGGTACGCAACCCACGGGTTTTTAAACCACCNGGCAAATTAGACAACGTACCCGCNTCAACCAACTGGCGAATGATAGATGTACCCGCACGTGCATAGCCACCAATCAAATGAATATACCCAAGGCCATACGCACCAAATCCTGGTACATAGTCATACTGTACTAGATGATCTCTCTTGAGTTTAAGCTTATCGCCTTTTTTCCAATTGCGGTAAATTGCAAGAATTTTATGCGTACCTTTTTCTATCGTAATAATATAAGGTCTAGCTATGCCATCATCGTCCTCAAACTTAGGCAAATCAAAGTCAACTTGTATCTCACAAATCTGATAACGCTCATCGTCTGTCAGTGAGTAGCCTTGCTCCTCAGCTTTCTTTTTTTCTACGTCGGTATGTATCTGGGTAGGCTCGCCCAAGTCTATATCACAATAGAACCCAACTACTTGCAATTTCCTAATATCATTTTTGGTTTTCCTCATAATATGAGTCACACGCTCGGCCATGCGTGCACCACTAGACCCATAAGGAATAATTACATCTTCTGCTGGAATATAAATTGACGTTTGTCTACCAATATTAGGATCATAGTAAACTTTCTTAAACGCTGAACCTGTAAGCCCTAAATTGAACAACATGCGCTCGTGCTCAGGTCTATACTCAGGCATCCCTTCGGTCAGCTCGTAGTTCATGTCTACGCTAACTCTTTCCGCCGCTTCTTCTTTAAGCTTATCAATAGCACCAATGATTTCAGTTTTAACAGGCCCAGCCGCAGGGAAAGTCTCGATAATTGTCTCTGATTGAAACCGCACTGCTGCTTCTGTGAGCAACGGTGAATAGACTCCACAAGCGCCGTTCCAAGGTTCTGTTCTCTCTTCATACTTCATCCCCAAGACTTCTAGCCCTTTGACAAGCATCTCTACCCAATCTTTTCTTGAGTGGATATCTGCGTCTACAAGCTCCATGAGTTCACTGGAAATCTTACCTAGCTCATTGTCATCCAAGTACTCAGCTAAATTATCATCAAATTCAGTAGGCCCCAAATCTTCTTCAACTTCTGGTTCTGTGTCCTCGCCTTGAATTTCAATCTCAATAACACCTTCTTCAGGATCAAGACCCTGTGCAATTCCTTGAGGCGCGGCATATAAACTTTTTTCCATTTGTGGCTCCGTTAATAATAAGAAGAACGTCGGCCTGATTTAAAGTATCTAGGCTCCTCCGGCTCATCGCTCGGAAGGCGCAAGAAACCACCCTGCCTAAAACGCATTAAAGCAAGTGTGGTTGCGTCAACTAAGTCATCGTGCTCGCCGCTTGGAAACGCAGCAATCTCATCTACTAATTCTTCAGCCCAACGAGTTTGCGGTATCCACACTTTCCCAGACGCAATTATGTCCGATACTGAGTTTAAGCGGGCAATTTTGTCTTGCCCACGACCCGGTGTATATTCCTGCACGGGTATCCCCATGCTCCTTAACTCATATATAAGGGGTGCTCCGGTCGCTTTTTTCTCAATTAGGATGCCATCTGGCTCCCATTCATTGTATTCTTTGAGCACATCGTGCTTTAAATCAACCCACTCAACACGCTTCTTATACGTGTTTAAAAGAATGATATTGGGCAAATTATGGTCTTTATAGTGGTAAAACACCCCCCAAAGTGTGCCCGCAGTGTAGTCAGCACGCTGTGTTTTCTCAAAAGCGGTGTCCCAAGTCTGCAAAAGGTAGTCGCAATCAGGGGGATCAGGCTCTTCCCATATCTTCCACCACTCTCTTTTGACGATGGCAGACTCATTTCCTACAGGATTTTGCTGGTATTGGGCTTGCCATTTACTATTTGGAAGCTCTTCTCTAAGCGCATTAAGCTCATTTAATGACCAAAACTCTGGCCATAGGGGATTTCCCGAGGGCAAAATAGCTGGAAACTCAATAACTTCCCACTCTTCTCCGCCCCTAGCAGCACTTGCTTTGATCACTTGACCCGTCAAATCCCTCATTGACCAGCGTGTCATCACAATAACAATTGATCCGCCTGGCTGCAAACGCTGACGTGGGCCCGATGTGTACCACTCATAAACTTTATCATAGACTTCTGGATTGGTCGCCGCCATTGCAGCTTCTTGTTCAGAATGTGGGTCATCTATTATGAGTATGTCCGCACCTTTACCTGTCACTGCACCGCCCACACCAATCGCAAAGTAGTCACCGCCCTTAGAAGTGTTCCACCGACCCGCCGCTTTAGAGTCAGCCTGCAGATTTAACTCTGGGAATATTTCTTTATACGTCTCACTGTCTACAAGATTTCTAACTTTACGCCCGAATCCAACTGCCAATTCAGCAGTGTGTGAGGTTTGGATAACTTTTTTATGGGGGAATTTACCCAAAAACCAAGCAGGGAGCAAGTAAGAAGCGAATTCGGACTTAGTATGTCGTGGAGGCATGTTAATAATAAGCCGCTTACACTCCCCTTTAGCAACGCGTTCAAACGCTTCAGCCATTCTCGCATGGTGTCTCCCCGATATAAATGTGGGCCAGACTCTCTGGGTAAACTTTAAAAACCTAGATTGGCACAGTTCTTGATCTTTAAGCTTCTCCAAATGGGTAAGTTGCTTTTCTAAAACCCGCAATTCTGCTTCTGACATTTTTGGCAGAATCTTATCAATATCCTTGAGCGAGACTTCTTGAACTTCACTCATCATCAAACTTATCTATTGAGGTTTCTTCAGTACTTCTTGCCTCTTCGATTGCACCTAAGTGCGTATCCAGATCGTCTAGCGGAGTGATGTCGCTGATATCTTCACTGCTATTAAGTAACCTTTTGACTCTCTCTTTGATCGAGTTCTCAAGAGACTCCGACGATCTATGATTGATGGTGATTTCGCTTCGGTTGGTAAAGAGCCCAACATCCGAGTGCTTACCAAGCAGTTCAAGAGCTTTGATTTCAATTTTGGTATCCCCACAATCGGCTAACTGTACCAGCTTATTGGTAATGAAGTTCCTGGCTTGTTGAGCATCGTCAAACGTTTGGTAGTCGTGCTGCCTAATAATATTAAAGGCTGCTTTAGCAATTGCAGGACTACTCACATGCTTGGGGGTGCTAACGGGAGTGGTTAACAGCTCAACTGCTTTTTTGCCGTCATCCGCAGTGAAATCAATTAAACCACCTAGCTCTTCTAACATAGCTGCAGTATTAATAGCTACAGCTATAGCATCCGACTGAGTCTTGGGCTCGTGATCAGACAGATCATATGGGATTGGATATTCCCTAGAAGGTTCAACTTTAAGCATCGGGTATACGCACCGAGTAGTAATGGCTGAACTATATCACACAAATTTTATTTTGCAAGGGTTGGCGCTCCCATGAAGCAGGGTTAAGACTGAACAACACTCTACTGTGAAAGCCTCACGGAGCTAAACCGTTTCGCCAACGTATAAAGTTTAACAAAAATATATACCCCCCGGGGGGTTGGGCAAAATAAAAGATGACGGGGGGTCTCCTAATATAGAGGGGGTAGGGTAAAGGGAATATAGATTTTTAAAATTAAGTATCGGGTGTGCAACACACAGTGTATGGGAATCTGGTTCCATCTT